CAAGCAGATGTGGCCGGGGTTTGTGCATGGCCGGCATCATGCGTTGATGGCCAAGAAGTTTGAAAAAATTGCGGATGGCACTTTAAAGCGGGTGATCATCAATATGCCCCCGCGGCATACGAAGAGTGAGTTTGCTTCTTACTTGTTGCCCAGTTGGTTTTTGGGGCGGTTTCCGCACAAGAAGGTGATTCAGTGCTCGAACACGGCTGAGCTAGCCGTCGGGTTTGGCCGAAAGGTCAGGAACTTAGTGGGTTCTGAGCAGTATGCGAAGGTGTTTACGGACGTGTCTTTGAGGCAGGACTCGAAAGCGGCCGGGCGCTGGGCGACCAATAAGGGCGGGGAGTATTTTGCTATTGGTGTGGGTGGTACTGTGACGGGTAAGGGTGCGGATTTGCTGATCATTGACGACCCGCACAGTGAGCAGGAGGCTGCTTTAGCGGCTGGAAACTCTGAGGTTTACCAGAAAGTGTATGAGTGGTACACGTCCGGCCCGCGTCAGCGTCTGCAGCCTGGTGGGTCTATTGTGATTGTGATGACCAGGTGGGCTGAAGGGGACTTGACTGGCCGGGTTTTGGCCGATTCGATGAAGCGGGAGAAGGGTGAAGAGTGGGAAGTGATCGAATTGCCGGCGATTTTGCCGTCGGGCAAGCCACTTTGGCCTGAATTTTGGAGTTTGGAGGAGCTTTCTGCCCTAAAAGAGGAATTGCCGGTTGGAAAGTGGAATGCCCAGTATCAGCAGCACCCGACTGGCGAGGAAGGGGCGCTGGTTAAGAGGGAATGGTGGAAGATGTGGGAGGGGAAAACGGCTCCTGCGTGTGAATTTGTCATTCAGAGCTGGGATACGGCGTTCACGAAGAATGAGAGAAGTGACTTTTCTGCGTGTACGACGTGGGGGGTGTTCTATTTGGACGAGGACAGGAACAATCCGAACATTATTTTGTTGGATGCGTTCCAGGAGCGGATGGAATTTCCCGAGTTGAAGGCCAAAGCGCAGGAGTTGTACCAAGAGTGGCAGCCTGATGCGTGTGTGATTGAGGCAAAAGCGGCTGGGGCCCCGTTGGTTTTTGAGTTGCGGCGCATGGGGATACTGGTCTCTGAGTACACCCCTGTTCGGGGCAACGATAAGTTTGTGCGATTGAACTCGGTGACTGATTTATTCAGGTCGGGTAAAGTGTGGGCTCCTGATATGAGGTGGGCGCACGAAGTAATTGAGCAGATGGCTGCTTTTCCGAATGCGCAGCATGACGACTTGGTGGACTCCAGCACTCAGGCTTTGATTAGATTCAGGCAGGGTGGGTTTTTAAGGTTGGATACGGACGAGCCGGACGAGCCGGTTTATCGACGGGCGCATGCCTATTACTAAGGACACGACATGTCTATTGAAAAATCTTTGTACGCGGCCCCTGAGGGGATTGACCAGCTAGCACCTCAAATTGAGATTGAAATTGAGGATCCTGAGTCGGTCACTATCGGGATGGATGGGCTGGAAATTGAGATTGAGCCGGCAGAGCCGACGGAACTTGATTTCAACGCCAACTTGGCTGATTACATGAGCGAGCAGGAGCTAGAGCGTATTGCTGGCGAACTGCTTGGGGATTTCAATGACGATGTGTCTAGCCGCAAAGACTGGATCCAGGCGTATGTGGACGGGCTGGAGTTGCTGGGGCTGAAGATTGAAGAGCGGGCAGAGCCGTGGGAAGGGGCTTGCGGGGTGTATCACCCGCTGATGTCTGAGGCTTTGGTGAAGTTCCAGAGCGAGACGATGATGGCCACGTTCCCTGCGCAAGGACCGGTCAAGACTCAGATCATCGGGCGTGAGACGCCGGAGAAGAAAGAGTCGGCCAAGCGCGTTGAAGACGACATGAATTATCAGCTCACGGACGTGATGAAAGAGTACCGTCCTGAGCATGAGCGGATGCTGTGGGGCCTGGGTCTTTCGGGCAACGCGTTCAAGAAGGTCTATTACGACCCGCATATGCAGCGTCAAGTTAGTGTGTTTGTGCCGGCGGAAGACATTGTTGTGCCGTATGGGGCGTCTGATCTGGAGTCGGCAGAGCGCGTGACGCATGTGATGCGCAAGACTGAGAATGAACTCAAGCGCCTGCAATATGCTGGGTTCTACCGGGACATTGACCTGGGCGAGCCGGCGAATATTCTGGATGAGGTGGAAAAGAAGATTGCGGAGAAGCTGGGTTTTAGGGCTACTTCAGATGACCGCTATAAGGTCTTGGAGATGCACGTTGACCTGGACCTGCCGGGGTTTGAGCATGAAGACGACGGTGAAGCTACTGGTATTGGCTTGCCGTATGTGGTCAGTATTGAGAAGGGTTCGGGCAAGATTTTGGCGATTCGTCGCAACTGGGAGCCCGACGATGAGACGTATCAGAAGCGCCAGCACTTCGTGCATTACGGGTACGTCCCTGGCTTTGGCTTTTATTGTTTTGGCCTGATCCACCTGGTCGGGGCTTTTGCTAAGTCGGGGACTTCGCTGATTCGCCAGTTGGTTGATGCAGGCACGTTGTCTAACTTGCCGGGCGGCTTCAAGGCTCGCGGCTTGCGGATTAAAGGGGATGACACCCCGATCTCTCCTGGAGAGTTCCGGGATGTAGACGTTCCCGCGGGCACGATCAAAGACAACCTGATGGCGCTTCCTTATAAGGAGCCCAGCCAAACGCTTGCGCAGTTGCTCAACACGATTGTTGAAGATGGCCGCCGAGTGGCAAACATGGCTGATCTTCAGATCAGTGACATGTCCTCCCAGGCTCCGGTGGGCACTACGCTGGCAATCCTTGAGCGGACTCTCAAGACGATGAGCGCGGTGCAGGCTCGCATTCATTACTCCATGAAGCAAGAGCTGGGTCTGCTCAAGGAGATCATTGCGGCATATACCCCCGAGGAGTACGCCTACGAGCCGCAAGAGGGTAACCGTCGGGCCAAGAAGTCTGACTATGACGATGTGTATGTGATTCCGGTCAGCGACCCGAACGCATCCACGATGGCACAAAAGATCGTTCAGTACCAGGCGGTCTTCCAGTTGGCACAGGCGTCTCCCAATCTATACAACATGCCGCTGCTGCATCGGCAGATGTTGGGCGTGTTGGGGATCAAGGACGCGGCAAAGCTGGTGCCGATGGAGGAAGATCAAAAGCCGACGGATCCGGTGACGGAAAACCAGGATGTGCTGATGTTCAAGCCGGTCAAGGCGTTTGCGTATCAAGATCACAAGGCGCATATCACGGTGCATATGTCGGCCATGCAGGATCCCCTGATTCAGCAAATCTTGCAGAACAACCCGATGGCGCAGCAAATGCAGGCTGCCATGATGGCTCATATTAATGAGCATCTGGGATTCCAATACCGGGTTGAGATGCAAGAACAGCTTGGCATGGCGCTGCCCCCGCAAAAGGATGAAAGCGGTGAGCCTATGCCCATGCCCCCGGAAGTCGAGGCTCGCTTGGCGCCCATGCTAGCTCAAGCTGCAACGCAACTGCTGGCTAAAAACCAGGCTCAAGCGGCGCAGCAGCAGGCTCAGCAGCAAGCGCAAGATCCTCTGTTGCAGATTCAAATGCAAGAGCTTCAGCTCAAAGCGCAAGAGCAGCAGCGCAAGGCAGCAAAAGACCAGGCGGATGCGGCTCTCAAGGCGGCTCAGTTGCAAGTGGAGCGCGAGCGGATTACTGAGCAGAGCAGGATCTCGAGCGCTGGCCAGCAGATTCAAGCGGTCAAAGCGGTTGCCGAGCTAGAGAATGATCGCAAAAAAGAGATGACCAAAGCTGGGCTTGACGTGCTCAAGACGATGATGGCGGCCCGCCAACAGCCGACAAAAGGTAACCAGTAATGGACGCATTTGACGTACTCACGCAGCAAATTGACGAGAAAGTTGCTCAACTCAAAGACTATATGGCCGAAGGAAAGGCCGAAGGCTATGAGGAGTACAAGAAACTCAGCGGAGAGATTCGGGGTCTGCTCACCGCTAGAGGCTACGCACTAGACCTGAAACAAAGATTGGAGAACTCGGATGACTGAATCCATCCTGCTAGCTACAGACGCTAGCAACCCGCAAGTTGTCGGGGCTTATAGTTTCACTGCTTCGGCAGAGGACAAGGCCAAACAACTGCCGCACCCGACCGGATACAGAATTCTGTGCGCGGTGCCAGAAGTGGAAAAGGAGTTTGAAGGTGACATCGGGCTCATCAAGTCTGACGAAACCATTCGTAACGAAGAGACCTTGACCACGGTGCTATGGGTAGTTGAGCTGGGCCCGGATTGCTACAAAGATCCATCCAGGTTCCCGACTGGCCCTTGGTGCAAAAAAGGTGACTTTGTTTTGATTCGTCCGCACTCAGGATCGCGGCTGGTCATTCATGGTCGCGAGTTCCGAATCATCAACGACGACTCGGTCGAAGGCGTGGTTCAAGACCCACGCGGCATTAAACGCAAGTAAGGAGCAGACAAAATGCCTCAAATGGATGAAGAAAACTTCCAGTTTCCGGATGAGCAGGAAGCCAAAACGGAAGCTAAAACCCAGGAACAAGAGTCTATCGAGATAGAGATCGAAGACGACACCCCTGAAGAAGACCGCGGGCGTGCCCCGTTGCCCAAGCCTCTGGTGGAAGAGCTGGACAAGGATGAGCTAGAGCAGTATGACGACAACGTCAAAACCCGGCTCAAGCAGATGCGCAAGGTCTGGCATGACGAACGCCGGGAAAAAGAGTCTGCTTTGCGCGAACAGCACGAGGCGGTTAACCTGGCGCGTAGGCTACTGGAGGAGAACACTCGAATCCGCAACCTCTTGAATACCGGGGAGCAGGTATTTGCCAGTACGGTGCAGAACGCGGCCAATCTAGAGATGGAGATGGCCAAGAAAGCCTATAAAGAGGCTTACGAATCTGGCGATTCTGACAAGCTTTTGGATGCTACGCAGGCGTTGCAAGAAGCCCAATACAAGCTTCAGCAGGCTAAAACATTTAAGCCGGCGTCTTTACAGCAGCCAGAAGTTGAGGTACAAACTCATCAAAACCAGGCGCCACAAGCTCCTCGGCCTGATAACAAAGCATTGGCGTGGCAAGAACGCAATCCTTGGTTCGGGCAAGATGATGAAATGACAGCAGCAGCCTACGGCTTACACGAAAAGCTTAGGAAGTCTGGTGTTACAGTGGGGTCTGATGAATACTATTCTGCGTTGGACAAGACCATGCAGAAGCGATTCCCCGAGGCTTTTGACTTGGAAGAAGAGCAACCAGTCCGCGAACAGGTGCGCACCAAACCCGCAACTGTAGTGGCACCGGCTACACGTAGTACGGCCTCCAACAAGGTCAAACTGCGAGGCAGCCAAGTCCAGTTGGCAAAAAAACTGGGGTTAACGCCGGAACAATACTGGCGTGAGGTAAAGAAATTGGAGTCCCAAAATGGCTGAAAATCGTTTGACAAGAGAACTAGCAACGCGTGAGGTACAGGAGCGTCCTAAGCAGTGGATGCAACCTGAGCTTTTGCCTGAGCCGGACAAACAACCTGGCTATGCATACCGTTGGATTCGCGTCTCGACTTTGAACTCGGCAGACCCCCGTAACCTCTCGGCCAAGCTCCGTGAAGGTTGGGAGCCAGTTCTGATTGAGGAACAACCCAAATTTAAACTGCTAGTCGATCCCGGTTCTCGCTACCGCGATAACGTTGAGGTCGGCGGTCTGTTGCTTTGCAAGACTCCTTCGGAGTTTGTGATGCAGCGTAATACTTTTTACGCCAAGCAAACACAAGCTCAGACGGAGGCTGTGGACAATAGTCTTATGCGTCAGAGCGACCCGCGTATGCCGCTTTTTAAAGAGCGTAAGTCCGCGACTAGCACTGGCAAAGGCATCTAAATCTTTTGGAGAAAATAATGGCTTATCCCACTGTCTCGGCCCCCTACGGCCTAAAGCCGATCAATCTGATCGGCGGTCAGGTGTACGCCGGTTCGACTCGTCTGCTCCCGATTACCACCAGCGCCGTCAGCTATAACACCGCGATTTATTTCGGTGATGTTGTCAAGCAAGTGAACACCGGGACTATCGAAGTTGAAGCTGGCACCACCACTGTTTCTGCTCAAGGCGTTGTCGGCATCTTTATGGGATGCACGTACACCAACCCCGCCACCAAGCAGAAGGTGTTCCAACAATACTGGCCCGGCTACGCCTCTGGCGTGACTGATGCTGAAGCGTATGTTGTGGACGATCCGGACGTGCTGTTCAAAGTTGCTGCTGTGTCCTCGGGCACTACCATCGCTTTCTATGGCCAAACGGTTGTTGGTACCAACGCCGCCCTCGTGCAGAACTCCGGTTCCAGCACCACGGGTGATTCGGCAGTTGCGATTCTGGGTAGCTCGTTTGCTGCCACCGCTTCGCTGCCGATTCGCGTTATTGATGTTGTGCCGGATACGGCCAACTCGTCGGGCAACTTCTGCGAGTTCATTTGCAAGTTCAACGCCCCGTACGTGGTTTCGGCTTCTACCACCACCGCTGCTGGTAGCCCGCTTGTGTACACCACCACCACCACCAGTACCATGACCGGCGGTCATATGTACCTCAACCCGACTGGCGTCTAAGGAGTTAAATCATGGCTATTTCTCGTGCCCAACTACTGAAAGAACTCCTGCCCGGTCTGAACGCTCTGTTTGGTCTGGAGTACGCCAAGTATGGCGAGGAGCATAAAGAGATCTACGAAACCGAAACCTCGGAGCGTAGCTTTGAAGAAGAGACCAAGCTGTCTGGTTTCTCTGCCGCACCCGTCAAGGCTGAAGGCTCTGCCATCGCCTATGACAACGCGCAGGAAGCATGGACTGCTCGCTACAACCACGAAACCATCGCCCTGGGTTTCAGCCTGACCGAAGAGGCCATCGAGGACAACCTCTATGACTCGCTGTCGGCTCGCTACACCAAGGCCCTGGCTCGTGCTATGGCGTACACCAAGCAGGTTAAGGCTGCTGCGGTTCTGAACAACGGCTTCTCGTCTAGCTACCCCGGTGGCGACGGTCAAGCTCTGTTCTCCGCTAGCCACCCGCTGGTCTCTGGTGGCACCAACAGCAACATTCCGTCTACCCCTGCCGACCTGAACGAGACTTCCTTAGAAGCCGCCGTTATTCAGATCAGCCTGTGGACCGACGAACGTGGCCTGCTGATCGCCGCCAAGCCCAAGAAGCTGGTCGTTCCCCCGGCGCTGCAATTCGTTGCAACCCGCCTGCTGGAGACCGAACTGCGCGTGGGTACCAACGACAACGACATCAACGCGTTGAAGAACAACGGTTCTGTCGCTGAAGGCTACACGATCAACCACTTCCTGACCGACACGAACGCCTGGTTCCTGACCACGGACGTTCCTAACGGCATGAAGCATTTCGTGCGTACCCCGCTGAGCCAGTCGATGGACGGCGACTTTGACACGGGCAACGTCCGTTACAAGTCCCGCGAGCGTTATTCGTTCGGCTGGTCTGACCCTCTGGGCATGTACGGCTCTGCCGGTGCCTAATTGAGAAGGGGGCCTTGTGCCCCCTTTTCTTTTACTGTATATTGAACGTAACCGGATTTCCGGTTAGTCAGACTGATCCGGCAGATGCGTACACAACTGACTAACTGATCTTTGTACGAAGGACAATTTAAAATGGCAGTCTCTACCACCCAATCAATTTGGCGTTCCGGTGGCGGCGATCAAACCCGTACCGCTTATTGCGGCACCGGCTTGATGACCGCTCAATGGTACGTCGGCGATGTTGCTACTCAGACCGGCAACGTTCTGAACCAAGCTAGCGGCCAGGCCGTTATTCTCCCCGCTGGTGCAGTGATCATTGAGATCGGCACCACCGTTGCCTCTTCAAGCAGCGGCACTCTTGATCTTGGCTTTACCCTGTACACCACCGGCACCGCAAGCCCGACGGCACTGGCCAACGAGCAACCGACTAGCCGTACTGTGACCACGCTGGCGACCGCTTCTATTCCCCAAGCGTCGTTTGGCGTGGCAATGTCTGCGACCGAAATGGTCTACATCACTGCGGCAACTGGCGCGTCCGCTGGGGTGGGTAGCTGCTCTGGCTACATCACGTACTACGTTACTGATCCCTACGTCGGCCAGCAGAACGTCTAATAGGAGGACGCTATGTCCGTTCAAACAGACGTAAAAGCTAACTCCCTCGCTGCATCCGGTACGGTCTTTGCGGGCCGTACTCGGGTGCGTGGGTTGATCATTGAGCCTGGTACTGGTGCTGGCTCCGTCGTCCTCAAGGATGGCGGGGCTAGTGGCACTACCATACTCACAATCAACACTACGGCGCTTGGTGAAACCTTTAATGCGTTGATCCCGGCTTCGGGCATTGTGTTTTCCACAGATGTCTATGCCGTGCTCACCGATACAAAAGTAACGGTGTTCTATGGCTAAGTCGCCCGCATGGACTCGCAAAGAAGGCAAGAATCCCAAAGGTGGTCTGAACGCCAAGGGCCGCGCCTCTGCGAAGGCCCAAGGGATGAACCTAAAACCTCCGCAACCAGAGGGCGGGTCAAGGCGCGACTCTTTCTGCGCGAGGATGAGTGGCATGAAGAAGAAGCTCACCTCGGCGAAGACCGCGAAAGACCCAAACTCCCGGATTAACAAATCCCTGCGGGCATGGAACTGCTAAGGTGCAACGATGGAGATGATGGTTTGGAACATCGTGCTTTCGTTTGTGTCCGCAGCAGCATTGCTGTGGGTCAAGTCCATGCACGAAGAGATCAAGCGGGTTTCGATCTTGGTCAGCAAGACGCGGGAAGAGCACGCGGATAAGTTTGTGTCCAAGCAGGAGATGCATAACGACATGAACCGCATTATTGCCAGGCTGGATCGGCTGGATGAAAAGCTGGATGCTTTTATGAAGGAGCGACGCAATGCCCTCAGTTAGCAAAAAACAGCACAACTTAATGGCGATGGTCGCCAATGATCCTGCCGCCGCCAAGCGCGTGGGTGTTCCGCAATCTGTCGGTGCGGAGTTCATGAAAGCCGACAAAGGTCTGAAATTTGGTAAGGGCAGCACCCGCGCCGATGCTCAGAAAATCAACCGCCCTAAAACTAACCAGGGCAAGTCTGAACTTTTTGCAAAAGGTGGTGATATGAAATCGACGAAAAAAGAGATGCCCGCATTCCTGATGAAGGGCAAGAAGATGGCCGCTGGCGGCGCTACCAAGATGGGCGCAGTCAAGACCGCTGCTCCTAGCCGTGACGGTGTTGCTGTCAAAGGCAAAACCAAGGGCACCATGATCAAAATGATGCGCGGCGGCAAAGCCTGCTAATTTAGGGGGCCATCATGGCAAAAGCTCGAAATCGTAATCTAGGTGGGATTGCCGCGCTTGGCGCGTTGGGTTTGGCTATGGCCCGATTAGGCAAGAAGGGCCCTGATGAAGCTGAACCTCCCGTAGATGATCGTGGCGATATGATGGTTACCCCTGCGGCGAATACTTCTGCGGCGGCGCGTGATACTTCAACCGGCGCAGCATCTCCCGCTGCGCCTGTGCGTGCTAATCGCGGACCCGCTGTTGATGAAGATGGGCACCCTCTAAACGATGAGGGGCAGAGGTTCTATCTTGGTGCTGCGTCGGCTCCTACAGCGCCTGGTCGGCAGGCATCCACCCGTCAAAATTCGGCGGCGGCTGCTGCTCCGATGCGTGCTTCGGCTCCGGCGGCGCGTGCTTCTGCTCCGTCAGCGGCTGTTTCTCAAGCGGCTCCTGCGCGTCCTGCGGCTTCGGCGGCGTCTGCTGCTCAACCGGCCGCTTCTGCCGCCCAGCCTGCTAGCTCTCCCCAGGCTGCTCCTGCCGCATCTGCTGCCCGGTCTAATTCCAAAGGACTAACGCTTGGCACGCCAACTCGGCCGGATCCCAGAGCGCCTAGCATTTATGCTGGACCCGAGGCTTGGGCTGCATACCGTCAGCGTCAAGCTGCTGGCATGAAGAAAGGCGGCACTGTCAAGATGGCTTCTGGCGGCTCTGTAAGCAACGCCTCTAGGCGCGGTGACGGTATTGCCCAGCGTGGCAAGACCCGCGGAAGATTGGTGTAAGCCATGTCTAAATTCGGAGGTTACCGTGGCTGATAAAGAGTACATCCCCATGATTGCTCGCAATATGAGCAATCCAGAGTACCGC